GGCACGACCAACAGCAACGCGATTACCTACATGGTGGAAACGGCGTTCACCAACGCCGCGGCCCCCGTGCTGGAAGGCACCGCGAAGCCCGAGTCGGCGCTGGCGTTCTCGTCCGTGACGGAAGCCGTGCGGAAGATCGCGCACTGGCTGCCGGTGACGGAGGAGATGCTCGAAGACGTCGCGGCGATCGCGTCCTACATCGACGCGCGGCTGCGGGTCGGCGTGCAGTTCGTCGAGGAGGATCAGCTGGTCAACGGGAGCGGCATCGCGCCGAACCTGCTCGGCATCCTCAATCGGCCAGGGCTGGCAACGGCGGTGGCGCGTGCCGCGGCCGAGAGCAACGCCGACGCCATCTTCCGGCAGATCATGGCGATCTACGGGAGCGCGTTCCTCATGCCCGACGGCGTCGTCATCAATCCCAAGGATTGGGCCGACACCGTGCTGACGAAGACGGCGCAGGGCAACTACCTGACGGCCGGCCCCTTCGCGCCCATCCAGAGCGCGCAGATGTGGGGCTTGCCCGTCGCGGTGACGCCCGTCGTCGCCATCGCCACGGCGGTCGTGGGCGCGTTCCAGACGGCCGCGCAGGTGTTCCGGCGCGGCGGCATCCGTGTGGAGTCCTCGAACTCGCATCAGGACTTCTTCATCAAGAACCTCGTCGCGATTCGCGCCGAGGAACGGCTCGCCCTGGCCGTCTACCGTCCCGGCGCGTTCGGGAAGGTGACGGGCCTCGGACTGCCCGTCTACCCGTAGGAGTCACTCGTCAGTGATCAACCGCTGGTGGGACCCCGGGCCGTGTCCGGTGGACGACGCGCCGCACACCACGTGCACGTCGCCGGACTACGTGCCCGTACAACCGCTACTGACGGCCGGGGCTCCGGTGGCCCCGGTCGTCATGCCGCTGCAGCGGCCGCTCGCGCTCGACCAGGCCACGGTCGCGGCGCTGCAACAGACGACGACGGTCGTCAGCGCGCCGGTGACGACGAAGACCTATCGCCGCCGCAGCGTGCCGCCGCCGGCGGGCGGCTACAAGGTCCACGACAAGGGCAAGAAATGACGACCGCGCTGATCGTGCCGCCCTGGCGGCAACCGCTCGCGTGCTACTCGCTGCTGGCCGTGCCTCCGACTGAGGAACCGATCACGGCGGCCGAGGCGAAGCTGCGCGCCGGCCTGGACTGGCCGACGACGGACCCGCGCGAGGCGCTGATGGCGCAATACATCGCGGCGGCCCGCAACCTGGTCGAGCGCGAGACGGGCCTGGCGCTGCTCACGCAGACCCGCGAGATCTACTTCTGCCCCTACGACCCGACCGCGCCGATTCCGTTGCCGCCGCAATCGACGCCGCTGCAATCGTTCACCGTCGACGCGTGGACGCCGGTCGCGTTCCCGGTGCCGATCGGGATGGCGCGGCCCGTCCTGGGCATGATGCCGATGACGACCGACTGGCTGCTGCCCGCCGGCACGGTCGGGGCGAAGCTGACGGTCGTGGCGGGCTGGCCCAGCGTGGACGCGCTGAAGGCCGAAGCGCCGACGCTGATTCACGCGGTCGGCTTGCTCGTCGCCCACATGCTGACGCTCGGGAAGGACCTCGCCATCACGGGCGCGGTCGCTGCGATTTCGGAAACGCCGCAGGGCTTCGAGGACTGCATCGCGCCGCACCGCCTGATGTGGGTGGCGTGACGTGGAACGCATCAACCCCACCGGCGACGTTCGCATCGCCCTCCTCACGTACTACGTGACCGTCTATCGGCCCGCGCAAACGATCGACGTGGAGCTCGGGGGCCTCGTACCGGGCGACCCCGTCCTGGTCTGCCAGATGTTCGCGGGGATCGAGCCGATTCTCGGACGGCCGCTGCTCGAGCAGCTCGGGGACGCGCAGCTCACGAACCGGATCGACCATCGCGTGACGTGCTGGTATCGCAAGGAGCTGACGGTCGCCATGTTCATCGAGTTTGACGACGAGACGATGAAGCGGCACCTCGAGATCCTCAACATCCGCGATCGCGGCCTCGGCCATCGCTATCAGGAACTCTATTGCCAGGAGCGTGTCTCGTGACCCATGACCAAAACGAGGAACGAAACGAGAAGCAAGCCGAGCCGCGCGACGAGGTGAACCCGCTCGCGGTGGCCGTCCTGGGCGTCTCGCCGTCGCAGGGCACCGGCCTGGGCCCGATGTTCGTGACGGTGACGGGCACCGGCTTCCCGACCACGCCAGGCGCGTGCCAGATCGTGATGAAGAACGCCGGCGGCACGACGGTCGGGCAAAGCGCGGGGGGCACCGCGGTCGTGCCGGAGTCGTTCAGTGCGGCGGTGACGTTCGACCCCGGCACGCCGTCCGGCGCGTTGACGCCCTGGCTCGTGGCGAACAGTGTGGGCTCGGCGGGCCCGAGGAACAGTTTCGCGCTCACGGTGCCCCCGGTCCCGCAACCCGGCAACTTCGGCCAGTGGGCGGGAGGCTTCGGGGGCCGATGATCGTCCTCGCGCTGCTCGCCATTCCGCGGGTGCTCGCCGCCATGCGGGCCGTCCTGCGGAATGACGCGCCGCTCGTGGCCGGCCTGGCGATCGCCCCGGCCTCCGTGGGCGGCGGGCCGGCCATCTACAGCGAAGGCTCGGTGCCCGACGGGGCCGAGATGCCCTTCCTCACGATCGGGCCGTTCACCGAAGCGGACGACTCCACGATGGGCAGCGGCCGCAAGTGGGGCAGCACGCTGACGACGCCGGTGAAGCTGGTCACGACCAGCCCCGACGTGGCCGTGAACTACACGACGGTGGACCGCGTCGTCGCGCTGCTGCACGGCACGGCGCTGACGGTCGCGGATTACAGCCAGGGCATGTGCCTGCTCGAAGTCGTCGTCGACAGCTATCAAGAGAAGCTCGCGGGCGTCGTCTATCGCCACTACCCGGTGATGTTCACCATCAAGGTAGGGCAACCCAGGTGACGCCGCTCCTGCAACAGCTGTACGGCTTGCGGCTCATGATCGACGGTCTGATTGCCACCGTCGAACACGAGCTCGGCGCACAGATGGGAGCGGCGCCACAGGTCGAGGGTGAGGAACCCGAGTGCGCGCATCCGCGGGAGATGCAAGTCAGCGCGAGCGTGATGGGCGGCCCGGCGAAGGTCATGTGCCTGGTGTGCGGCCAGGAGCGGCTCGGGACGGTGGAGTAGCGATGCACGAGCAGACGGTTCATGCGCTCGCGCAGCTGATTCGGCATACGCGCGGGGGCTTGACGACGATTGAGAAGTGGGTCGAGCAGACGCCGCGCGAGGCGCTCGCCGCCGACGTGAAGCAGCTCTGTGAGTTGTTTCTCGACGACTCGAAGGGGAGGAGCGGCTACCACCGGGTTGTCTACGTGGTGCGCGGCCTGCTCACGCAGTTGGACACGACGCTCAGCACGGCCCCGCAAGCGCCCGTGCCGGCGCCACACACGACACCGTCGACTCGGCCCGCCCCTGTGGCTGCCCGATCGTTCCGCTCGTAGGGAGATCGCTATGGCGTATGCAGGGATTCGGTCGTTTATCAACTTGGACGACGGTAGCGGCACGATGCGCGACATCAGCCACTACCTCGATGGCGTCACGCCGTCGAGTCAGACGGACGAACTCGACGGCACCACGTTCCAGCCTGGCGTGGCGAACCCGACGAAGGAAATCATCGCCGGCTTCCACACGCGCGCGCTCTCGCTGTCGGCGAAGTGGACGCCGGAAGCCGAGATGTTCTTCTCCAGCGTCGAGGGCAAGACCGGGCTGCCGTATCAGTACGGCCCGCTCGGCAATGACGACGGGATGATCGGCATCTACGGCACGTGCAACGTCCTGAGCTGGACCGGCCCTGTCTCGACGGTGGCCGGCGTCATCACCGGCACGGCCGAACTCCGGTGTCAGACGCGCCTGGTCGGCACGTTCGATGGGAGCGGCGATCTCGTGCCGGTGGTGACGGCGACGGGTGCGACGGCCGGCACGCCGGGCACGTTCTCGCCGAGCGGCGCGATGCTGCCCTCGAACTTCGCGGGCCTCACCGGCGTCACGGCGACCCCGACCACCGCGTGGACGGTGGGCCAGCACGTCATCCTGGGCGACGCGACGCACGCGCACTGGAACGGCACCGCGTGGATGGCAGGCAACGCATAAGAACCCGCGAAGAATCGGGTTCTTACGGTTCTTACAACTCCGGCCCGGCGCTGCCGTCCGGGCCGCACTTGGGAGAGCACGAATGGTCACACTCAACTTCGACAAGCCCCGTCAGCTCCATTACGACCTGGCGGCGATCCGCGACCTTGAGAACGCGATGAACGGCGAACCGCTGGGCACGATCATCCAGCGGCTCGCCAATCTCGGCATCACGGCGATGGTGCTCGCGCTCTGGGCGGGCCTGAAGCACGAAGACCGCAGCCTCACGCCGCACCTCGTGACCATTCGGCTCGAAACGTATCTGAAGGAAGGCAAGCCGCTCCGCGCGCTCGGCGATGGCATCAACGACGCGCTCGAGGAGTCCGGCCTGTTCAAGAACGCGAACGACGCGGCCAAGGAGGCCGAAAACCCTACGACGGCTGGCTCCCAGACGAGCCAGTGAGCTGGGCGTTTCGGACGTGGCTCGCCTGGGCGGAGCAGTTCGGCCTCGGCGAGCTGCAGCTGCTCCCCCACCAGTTCTGGCGGCTGACGCCACGGGAGTTCGACCTCCTCCGCGCCGGCTTCCACCGCCGCGAGGATCGGGCGTGGGAAAAGCTGGCGACGCTCGGCCTGTGGGTGCTCGCGCCCTACAGCAAGAAGCAGATGACGCCGGCGGAGCTGCTCGGGCGCTCGCGGCTGCACACGCTGCCCTCGAGCGGGGACGAAGCCAAGGACGACGCGGCGTTCGAGCGCGCGAAGCAGCTGGCCGTCGCGCTGAAGTGGGCGAAGGAGTGAAGTGGTCCAGATCACGATCACCGGCACATTCGCGGTCGCGCAGAACGTCGCCCGAGCCGCCGACCTCCTCAACGAGGTCGGCGCGCAGACCGTCAAGGGCACGTGCCTGCGCATCGCGTACATGGCGCGAAGCCTGGCGCCGGTCGCCACGGGCGAGTTGAAGCGGTCGATCGCGTGGAAGGCGAATAAGACGCGCGGCTACGTCGGCATCACGGCGGGCAGCCCCGCCAACGTCTACTGGCGCTTCCCTGAGTTCGGGACGATTCACGCCTCGGCGCACCCCTACTTCCGTCCCGCCAAGGAAGCCGCGGCCGGCCCGATGCTGGCCGAGATGAAGACCTACGCCACGAAAGTCGGGCGCTGATGGCGAGCCTCGGCACCCTCGTCATCTCCGTCTCGGTCAACGCCCAGGCCGCGACCACCCAGCTGCAAAACCTGACGGTGGAGGTGAAGAACTTCGGCGCGGCGTTTGACGGGATCTCGTCGTCCATCATCGCGCGCGGCAACATCCTGTCGTCGACGCTGCAGCGGATCTTCAGTTCGGTGGCGGGCTTCGTCACGAGCACGTTCAAGGAGGCCATCCAAGCCTCACAGAACTTCAACAACGCGCTCGTCTCGTTGGCCGCCGTCGCGGAGCACTTCGGCGTCGGGATGAACAAGGCGATCGACGCCGCCCATGCGCTCTCGGCCGATGGGCTGCTGCCGCTGCGGGACTCGGCGGCGGGCCTCAAGAACCTCCTCATGACGGGCTTCGGCCTCGACCAGGCGGTCGGGATCATGAAGGCCTTCAAGGACACGGCGGCCTACGCGCGGCAGGAAACCTATTCCTACGGCGATGCCATTCGGACGGCGACCGAAGGCATCAAGAACATGCGGAGCGTGCAGGTCGATAACGCCGGCGTCACGAAGAACCTGTCCATGATCATGAAGGACGCCGGGTTCGTGATGCAGGACATCGACAGCAAGACGAAGGGCGCGGCGGCGCGCCAAGCCCTGTACGTCGGCCTGCTCCGCGAAGCCGCGTCGCAGCAAGGCCTCGCCGCCGCCTCGCTGCGGACCTACAGCGGCTCGGTCGTCGCGTTGGACACCGCCTACACCTCGCTGCTCGCGACGTGGGGCGATGCGATCACGCGCAACAAGGACGTGGCGATCGCGATCAACTTCGTGTCCGACGCGATCCGGGGCCTGACGCAGGCCTCGGCCGACAACAACACCGCCGTCAGCCTCGTCGGCGAGGGTCTGATCCTGTTCGTGAAGATCGCCGCGGTGGTCGTCGAGGGCATCAAGACGATGGACGATTGGTTCATCGCACTCGACATCAGACTGAGCGAGCTCACGCGGAGCATCGTGGAGAAGGTGGCGAAGCTCGCCGACTTCGGCCTGAATACGTTCAAGTGGGCGATGACGGGCCCGGCGACGATGTTCCCCGGCTTCGAGCAGGGCTTCGGGATGCTCGCGGCGGTGTCGCACAACGCCCACACCGCGATCACGTCGTTGGGAGATGACATCCTCGAGACGAGGCTCCACCTGTTTGACTTCGACGAGGGCATGGGCGGGACGGTCAAGAAACTTAATGACCTCGCCGCGCAGCTCGAGGCGAACAAGGGCAAAACGATCGGCCTCACGGACGTGCTCGGCACGGGGCGCAAGACGCTGGAGGACTTCGGCAACGCGGCCGACGCCACGGCCGCGAAGCTCCGCTCGATTCAGACCTACAGCGACCTCTCGGGCTTCATCAAGAAGGAGGGCGACCTCGGCGGCTTCTCCGCCGCGATCGACGCGCTGATTGCCAAGCTCCCGAAGGTCGCCGAGGGGCTGACGCACGCCCGCGATGCCATGTTCGGGCTGGAGGAGGTCAAGACCGCGTACTTGATGATCCAGACGATGGGCGGCCTCGAAAACGTGGCGCTGCTCAACACGACGCAGCTCAAGGCGCTCTCGAAGGCCACGCAGGAGGCCATCGAGAAGATGAAGGGCTTCCACGTCGAGGCCCCGGCGGCGTTCAAGGCCTTCCACGACGAGGCCGAAGACGCGCTCTCGGTGCTCGAAGCCGTGAAGGAGTCCATCAAATACGTCGCGGACCGCGCGACCAACGCGGTCGGCATCGACTTCGAGAAGGACATCCCGCTCGTCCCCTTCATGACGGAGGACTGGGGCGCGGCCCGCGCGGGGGCGAAGAAGGAGATCGGCGAGGTCAACGAGATCCTCAAGAACGTGCAAAACGGCTGGCGCAAGTCCTTCCAGTCGATGGCGGAAGACCTCCCGCACGTCATGGCGCGTGCGATGCAGAGCGGCGCGTCGGTGTGGGCCGCGGTCGGCGCCCTCGCGGCGAAGACGTTCGGCGACCAGTTCACCAGAATCTTCGAGCAGCAGCAACGGGCGCAGGGCACGCTGACGCCGAAGCTGTCGACCGGGTCGAAGGTCCTCGCCCTGGCGGGCGTGGGCGTCGACAGCTTCATGGGCGGCTACGGCCTCGGCCAGGCCACCGGCAGCAAAACCACGGGCGCCCTGGGCGGCGCGGCGAGCGGGGCGCTCAGCGGCGCGGGCGTGGGCTTCATGTTCGGAGGCCCGCTCGGCGCGGGCATCGGCGCGGCCGTGGGCGGTGTGGCGGGCCTCATCGGCGGCCTGTTCGGCGCGTCGAAGAAGCAGAAGGAGATCGCGCAGCAGCTCGCGCAGAGCCGCACCGACCTGCTCCAGCAGTACGGCGGGATGCAGAAGCTCCAGCAGCTCGCGGACAAACTCGGCGTGAGTCTCGCCGGCGCGTTCAACAGCAAAAACCCGAAGGACTTCGAGGCCGCGGTGAAGAACCTGAACAACGCCATCGAGGACGAGAAGAAGAAAGTGGAAGCCCTCAACAACGCCGTCACCGGGCTGAACGCGCGCACGGCGACGTTCATCGACAAGTTCAAGACCCTCGCGGAGACGCGCGACGCGGCGCTGCAAACCGCGAGCGACCGGCACGGGACCGCCGAAGGCAACCAGGCGCTCATCGAGGCGGCGAACGCCAGCCAGAAACTCAACGAGCTCGCCAAGTCGTCGCAGGGCGAGTTCGCGCGCCTGGGCGTCATCACGCAGAACGTGTTCGCCGGCATCGTGAAGGACAGCGGCGATGCGATGGGCGCGATGCTGGCGATGGCCCCGTCGTTCCAGGTGCTCAAGGACGGCATCGAGAAGTTCGGGCTTCAGAGCACGGCCGTCATCGACGAGCTGCTCAAGAACTTCGACCTGATCAACAACGCAAACTTCAAACCTTTCTTTGAGGCGATCCAAGCGGACGGCCAGGTGCTCAAGGGGCTGTTCGATGCGAAGTCCCTGTCGCCCGAGGGCTTCCAGGCTCTCGCCGCGGACATCGGGGCGAGCATCCAGGGCGTCGTGGATGCGGGCGGCGACATGGCGCGCACGCTGGCGCTCAGTCAGCCGGTGCTGCAAACCCTATGGGAGGCGTCGCAGCAGTATGGGGCGATCACCGACGAGAACACGCAAGCGATCCTCGACCAGGCCGAAGCGCAAGGCCTCGTCGGCGAGGCGATGAAGTCGGTCAACGACAAAATCCTCGACGTGCTGCTCGCCATCGCGCACGTGTTCAACGCGGACATCCCGGCCGGCCTGGAGAAAACGAAGAAGGGCGCGGCCGACGCCGCGGCCGACATCGAGGGCGCGTTCAAGGACGTGAAGATCGACCCCATCGACGTCCCCTACAAGTATCAGCAGGTGGGCGACGGGCCCCCGGACGCCTACGGGGGGAGCTCGAGCGGGAGCGGCCCGGCGCCGCAGGGCGTGCCGGCCCTGGCGCGGGGCGGCATCGTGCGCCGTCCCATGTATGCGCTCATCGGTGAGGCCGGCCCCGAGGCCGTGATTCCGCTGACGGGCGCCGGCCTCGGCGTGGAGGCCTCGACCTACAACACGACCATCTATCTCGATGGCGAGAAGATCGCGCAGTCCACCGCGCGCAAGCTGCCGAAGATCATGCGTGGCCTCGGCGTCGGCCACTGAAGGAGCACCGACATGGCTGGACTGTGGGCGGATAGTCCCGACTACTACAACCTCGCGCAGCTCGGGCGCGTCTGGACCTCCTTGACGGGGAACAGTACGAGCGGGTTGACCCTCTCGAGCGGGACCGGGCGGCGCACGGGACAGAACACCTTGCAGTTCGCCAACATGACCGCCGTCTCCGCGGCGTTTACGAACTACTACTTACAGAAGACGCTCATCCCAGGCAGCGCGACGATCATTCATTCGTTCGCGTTCCTCGCGTACGACTATGCCCTGATGGGGTTCGAGCAACCCTTCTGGCTGGTGGGCGACGCGACGGTGTGGCACGTCGGCCTGGCGATGCGGAACGACCACACGCTGATCTTCACGCGCGCGCCGGGCGTCAACAGTTTCACGCCGGGGACCACCCTCGGCACCGTGCCGACGCCGATCACGCTCAATACGTGGTACCACTTCTCCATCAAGTGCACGATCCACGACACGGCGGGGGCGCTGTCGTTCAAACTGAATCGCATCGAGCAGTTGAATGGCGGGGCGGGCTTCACGAACATCGACACCCGCAATGCGGGGTCGGCCGGATGGAGCCGGTTCGCGTTCTTCAACGGCAAATGCAACACGAACGAGCCCGCGGAGCCGCCGGCGTATCGCATCACCGACCAGGTGGTCTGCGACGACACGGGGCCGCGCAATAACGATCACCCGGGCGACTGCTCCGTGCTCGTGCAACTGCCGAACGCGGGCAACGGCGGCAACGTCGACTTCACGCCCTCGGCGGGCACCGATCACGGGACGCTCGTGCGCGAGGCGGTCGCGGATGACGACACCAGCTACAACCAGGGCACGGCGGCGGGCCAGCGCGACAGCTATGTCTACCCGGCACTCGCCATTCCGCTCGGCACGCCGAAGTTCCTCCTCACGCGGCCGTGCCTGAAGCTGTCGGCGGCGGGGAGTCAGTTGGTGATGGACGTCATCCGCAAGGGCGGCACGAACTACGACGGCGTGACCCCGCAGTCGCCGACGTCGGGCAGCTACGCCTACTACGACTACCTCCGCGAGCTGGACCCCGCGACCGGCTTGCCGTGGACCATCTCGGGCATCAACGCCTCGGAGTCCGGCCTCCTGATGCCCTGACGGGCCAGCCACGTGGCAATCCCCGTCAACGTCACCCAGGCGCCGGTGCTCGTCCCGGCGGACACGTCGGGCGCACCCATTCGCGCGACGCAGGCCCCCCGCCTGGCGGTCACGGACGCGACCGGGTCGCTCCGCGTGACGCAGGCCGTGCGGATTGCCGTCGTGGAGTTCGGCGCGCCGGCCAACCTCACCCACGCGCCGCGTCTGACGGTCGAGGCGACGGACCACGCGCCGCCGCGCCTCACGCAGCTCCCGCGCCTCGCGGTGATCCGGCCGAAGACGCCGGTGTCGATCCTCATCGACCACATCGAGCACAACATCGACGCGCGCTACACGTCGGTCGAGATCACCTACCAGCTCGGGGCGCGCGGCACCGCGAAGCTCGAAGTCCTCGACCTGGACTCGTTCGAGACGGCCTATCGCCCCCAGCTGGACCAGCGCGTCGAAATCTTCGGCACCGATGGCGAGCCGATCTTCGTCGGGACGATCTTCGGCGTGACCGACACGCCGCTCGGCGCGCCCGGCGTCGGCACCGTGACGGCGATCGACGCCGTGGACGATTGGGTCGCGGCGGGGATGCGCCGGGTCACCAAGACCTACGCCGACGGCACCACGCTCCACACCGTCGTGGCGGATCTCGTCACGACCTACCTCGCCGTCTACGGGATCGCGCTCGACCCGCTGATGGGGGCGGGGCCGGCCCTGCCGGCGGTGACGTTCGACAACGTCACGCTTGAGGAGGCGTTCAATCAGCTCGTGGACCTGACGAGCGGGTGGGTCTACCGGCTCTCGCCCTACAAGCAGATTCAGTGGTTCCCGATTGGCAGCCACGCGCGCGACTTCACGCTCTCGGCCGCGAACCAGAACATCCTCGGGCCGATCCGGTGGACGAAATCGCGGGGGCAGGCCGCCAACCGCATCGTCGTCCGCTACGGGACCGGCCTGGTCGGCAAGCAACAGCTCTGGTTCGGCGACGGCGTCACGCTGCGCTTCACGCCGGACTACCGGCCGACCTTCCCCGCACCGGCCAGCAACGGCTGGATCGGGTGGATGAACTACGTCGGCGGCCCCTTCCCCGGCCCGCCGGTGCCGACCGTGCCGCCGAGTTACGGCGGCCATGAAGCCATCGGCGTCAGCGCCGCGAACAACTTCCCGTGGTGGTGGGACGCGACGACCGGGGAGCTCGTGCGAAACATCGGCGCGCCGATTCCCCACTGGGCCGGAGGGACCACCGCGCAGGTGCCGCTGGTCGGCGATTATTTCTGGATCGACTACAACGTCCAGTTCCCGCTGACGGTGGTCGCCGAGTCGCCGTCGGCGCTGACGTTCCCGATCGAAGCCATCGTCGACCGCGCGGACATCTTCGACAAGGCGCAGGCGCAGGCCTTCGCGGACAGCCTCTTGGCGAAATACGCGAGCACGCCGCGCACGGTGACGCTGAAGACGCGCGCCGCCGAGGACTTCCTCCCCGGCGACACGGTGCCGATGGACGTGCCCGCGCGCACGCTGCCCAACGCCGAATGGCTCGTGACGGAGGTCACGATCATCGTCGACCTCGACCAGCAGATCACCGTCACGCTGTCGCTGCTCGAGGGGACGACGGCCCAGGCCTCGTGGCTCGACTTCTGGCGGGACATCGCGGGCGGCGGGGCCAGCGTGGGCGTGGCGAGCGGGAGCATCACGCCACCCCCGGTGGGTGGCGGCGGCGGCGGCGGCGGCACGGTCGCCAACGTCATGCCGCTCACGCTGCACGCCCTGGTGGTCGGCGAGGGCGACATCAACGTCGGCGCGCTCGGGGACCTCGGGACGCCGGTGAAGCTGCTCCACGGCAACCCGACCGGCGACCCGACGTTCCGGCCGATCGACCAGACCGACCTGGGCGGCCCCGTCGCCGATGGGAAGGTGCTCACGGCCGATGCGTCGCAGCCGACCGGCCTGGCGTGGGGCGCGGGCGGCGGCGGGACGAGCGCCGATGCGATTCGGCCGATCACGTTCACCATCAATCCGGGCGGCGTGCCGACGACGGGCATCAAGGGCGACCTCTCCGTGCCCTACCCGTGCCGAATTACCGGCGTGCGGATGCTGGCCGACCAGGTGGGGTCGGCCGTGCTCGACATCCTGAAAGACAGCTACGCGAACTACCCGCCCTCGACCGGCGATTCGATTGTCGGCAGTGCGCCGCCGACCCTGAGCGGCGCGCAATCCAGCGAGGACACCACGCTCGCCGGCTGGAGCACTACCCTCCTGGCGGGCGACACGCTGCGCTTCAACCTCACGTCCGTCGCCACGATCACGCGCCTGACGATCACGCTCACCGTCGCGATCCCGGCGACGGTGGTGGCCCCGGTCGCCACGGGATCACTCATCCTGCTCGAGACGCACGTGGCGTCGGGGAGCGCCTCGGTCAACTTCACCGCCCGCAATGCACCGGGCGTGAGCGGCGCGACCTTCCAGAGCGACTATGACGCGTACTTCCTCGAGCTGCTCGGTGTCATGCCGGCGACGAACACACAGGATCTCCGGCTGCGTATTTCGACCAACGGCGGCGCGACCTGGGATTCAACCTCGAACTATCACTGGGCCATTCACTACACATCGAATACCGGCACGGAGGGGCAAATCCACGCAAGCCCGGACACGGCCGTCACCCTGTTTTCCGCAATCGACAACACCTTCGACGGCCTCTCGGGGCGGCTACACTTCTTCAATCCGCTCGCGCCGGGGGTTCGGCGCTCCGCCCTGATCGATGTCTATGGCGTTCAGGCGGCCCTGGCCTACCGCGGGTCGGGCTTCTTCACCTGGAATCAGACGCCCACGATCAACGCCGTCCAGATTTACGCCGCGACCGGCAACCTCCTCAAAGGCACCGGGCGTCTCTACGGGATTGCGAAGTAATGGCGGCCTACAGCGTCTACTGGCCGGTCGACCCGCCCGTGCAGAACCGCACGTTCAACCAGGCGTCGGCCACGAGCCTGACCTCGACCGCGTTCACGAGCACGCCGGGCAATCTGCTCGTCGCCATCTTTCAGGTCTGGACCGGCTCGTTCGGCGCGACGCCGATCACCGACAACAAGGGCAACACGTGGGTGGCGGCCGTGCCGATCTTCGGCACCTCCGGGGGCGGGGGCCTGCTCGGGATCTACTACGCCGCGAACTGTCTCGGCGGCGCGGGCCATACCGTGACCGTGACGCCGGTCGCCTCGGGCCTGCTCGCGCTGTGCGTCTATGAGATTGCGGGCGCGGCGCTGACGGGCGTCCTCGGTTCCCGCAGCACGGCCAACGTCGGCGTGAGCGCCCAGACCAGCGGCAACATCACGGCGAACCCGGCCGTCCCCGAGTTCTTTCTCGGCGCGATGACGATCTCGCATAGCTCGACCTCGAGCGCGCTGTCGACGCCCTGGGCCGCGCCCGCGTACTGGAGCGGCTTGCTCACGTCGTTGAATGGCGGCAACGTCGGCCTGGCGTCCGCGTGGCGGGTCGTGAACCCGAGCACGACGGATGCCTTCAAGCTCGCCGTCAATGGCTCATCGCAGGAAGCGATTGCGGTCGTCGGGTTCCTCGCCGCGACTCCGATCCCGGCCGGCGGCGGCGCGGGCACGGTCGGCGGCGCGTACGGCTATGCGTAGGAGGACACCATGAAGAACCTACTCGTGCGACTCGTCTACGCGGCGATCTGCGCGTTCCTGCTGCTGCTGATCCTGCCGCTGTTCCTCAGTGTGATCGGCCTCACGCCGAGCGCGCCGCTGGTGGAGCTGCTGCGGCTGTGCGTCGGCGCCCTGGCGATCATCTACGTGATTTGGGGGCCACCGCCTCCGATGCCCTGGTGACGACATGGCGACAGCGACGTTTCAGCAAGGCGTGAGCGGCTACACGGGGTGTTTGGACACCTTTCTCAACGACGGCACGAGTGCGGCCGTGAACTTCGAGAACAACGGGACCATTCAAGCCAAGTCCGTGGCGTCGGCCAACTTCAGTCGGGTGATCCTGATTAGTTTCGACCTGTCGTCGCTCTCCCCGACCAATACGGTCACCAACGCGTCGCTGCAGCTCACGTGCAACGCCGCGGGCACTGTGAGTGGCACCATGTACTTGATGCGCTTACTGCGCCCGGACTGGGTGGTGACGCAGGCGACCTGGAACAACTACAAGACCGGCAGCGCGTGGAACACCGCGGGGGCGCGGGGAAACGGCACGGACATCAACGGCGACTGGACGGACGGCGTGCCGGGCGCGGTCGGGGTCTTTAGTGTGTCCGCGACGGACGTGATCGGGACCAAAAAAACCTTTGCGGGGATCACGCAATCCACGATTCAAGCCGCGCTCGGGGGGACGTTGCATTTCGCAATTCACCAGGCCTTGAACGCGAACGCCAATGCGGGCTTCTACGACACCACGGCCGCCAGCACGAGTAATCGCGCGCTCTTGACGGTGAACTATGACCCGCCGGTCGTCGGGGGCACCGCCATATCTCGACGCACCACCGGCCTGTTCACGCGGATCGGTTCCCGCCAGGTGAATGACTAATGGGATACCCACTCAAGCAAGCGCAGACGGCGCAGGCGCTCGTGTTCCTGATGGTGGATTCGACCGACCATCTCTCCCCCAAGACGGGGCTGGCGCCGACGGTGACGCTCTCGAAGAACGGGGCCACGTTCGGCTCGCCCGCCGGGGCCGTGACCGAGGTCGGGAGCGGGTGGTACAAGGTCGCCGGGCACGCGACCGACAGTGGCACGCTCGGCCCGCTCGTCCTCCATGCGACGGCGACCGGGGCCGACCCGACCGACGATCGCTACGATGTCGTTGGGTACGATCCGCAGGACGTGGTACGGCTTGGGTTGACCGCGTTACCCAACGTCGCGGCCGGCGCGGCGGGCGGGCTGTTGACGGACAAGGTGGGCTATGCGCTCACGGCCGCCTACGATCTGGCGAAGACCGCCGCCCAGGTGAGCGACATCCCGACGGCCGCCGCCACCGCGACGGCGACCGCGACCCAGATCACGACCGACCACGGCGCAGGGTCCTACATCCGCAACACGGAGCCGCCGTCCACCGCGGCCCAGGCGACGGCGACGGCCGCGCAGATCACGACGGACCACGGCGCGGGGTCCTACGTGCGGAACACGGAACCCGACAACGCCGGCATCGCGGCGATCAAGGCGAAGACCGACAACCTCCCGAGCGCCCCGGCGGCGGTGAGTGACATCCCCTCGGCGGCCGCCACGGCGACGGCGACGGCCGCGCAGATCACGACCGACCACGGCGCAGGGTCCTACGTGCGGAACACGGAACCCGACAACGCCGGCATCGCGGCGATCAAAGCGAAGACCGACAACCTGCCGGCGGACCCGGCGTCGACGTCGGCCCTGGTCGCCGGCCTCACGACCGTGCTCAATGCCGTGGGCGCGCTGCACGACCTGAGTCCGAGCGAGGTGCTGGCGCAGATCACCGCCGCCTTGACCACGGCCGTCGCCGACTCCGTGCCGGTCGACGGCGCGCGGCCGTCCATCGCCCAGGCGGCCTACATGAACGCGCAGTTCCTGCTGGAACGGAAAGTGACCGGCACCGCGTTGACGGTGTTCAAGCCGGATGGGGTGACGGCGCTGATGACGTTGACCTTGGACTCGGCGACGGCCCCGACCGCGATCTCGCGGGCGAGCTGATGGAGATCATCACCCTCGGGATTGGGACGCCGTCGAGCATCCCCACGTTCATCCTCGTGGGGCTCGCGCCGGCGTTCTCGAATTACGGCGGCACGCTCCCCGCGCAGATCTGCGGCACGGCCGCCGACTACGCGAACGGCACGACCGCCGAGAGCCTCGCCCTCGCGTGCGAGGCCGTGTGCACGCTGACCTTCACGGCGGACCAGGAGGAGTGCTAGCGATGGCAACCACCATCAATCTCGTGGCGGGCTGGACGGCGGAATTGCCGGCGTTCACGCTGCGCGCCAACGGCACGCCGCTGGACCTCACGGGGTTCACGGCCGCGCAGATCGTGGCGAAGATCAAAGAGGCGCGCACGACGGGGGCGTACGTCGACATGAGCAACAACGTCCGCCTGGATGACGACCCGGTGACGGGCAAGGTCTACCTCAAACCCGACGCGGCCGACTTCGTCGCGGGGAAGACCTACGACCTGCGGTTTCAGGTGACGGACGGAGCGGGAAACGTCGAGTTCTTTCCCAACGCCACGCCCAACCGGATTGTCGTGGCCGTCCCGTGACCCGCCTGACGGACACGGAGCTGGAGGCCTACGCGGTCCATGCGGCCGCTATTCAGGATGGGCCGCTGCTGTCGCTGGTGACTGAGCTGCAGGAGGCCCGTAGGCTGCTTGTGTTGGCCGCTGAGGCCGCGGTGAGGCCCCCGGAGGCCCCAGAGGCCCCGCGCCGTAGGCCGAGGCTTCTGAGGCCCAAGGGCACGTCAGAATAGGTCGCGCTTGGCTAGACGGCCCGGAGGCCCCCTCGCTTCCGGGCTTTCTTCGTGCGCGTGCTCACCGGCGTCGATGCGGTGATGCCCTTGAACAGTTCCGTGACCTTCTCGCTGACCGCCCCCTCGACATAGCGTTCGGTCATCTTCAGGTTGCGGTGGCCCATTGCTTCCGCGACGGCCTTGAGATCGCCGGTCTTTCGATAGGCCTCGGTGCCGAAGCAGTGCCGGAGGTCGTACGGCACGATGGGCTCCAAGTGCGAGAGCTTCGCCGCCTTCACCGCCTCGTGGAACATGCGCGCCGCCGGCGCGGCCGAGAAGTCGCCCCAGCCCTTCAGCCGGTCCAGCGTGTCCAGCGCCTCGGTCGCCCGGTCATCGAGTGGGAGGGTGCGCGGCTTGCCGCCTTTGCCCGTCTGCACGAACAGCGTGCGCTCCTGCTGGTTCCAGTGCTTCGCCGGTTTGATTTTCTTAATCTCGCAGGGCCGCACGCCGAGCACGCACATCAGCGTGAGCCGCGCCGCCGTCTTCGTGGGCTTGCCCGACTTGCCGATGTGGTCGGTGATCTTCACCGCCAGGGCGAACGGGATGCTGCGGCTCTGGATGGCGCCGGGCGTCCGCCGCGGCACGTCGCGGGCCGGGTTCGGCAGGCCCAGCCCGAGGTTCATCGCCTTGTAGAACCCGATCCAGTACCCGCGAATCTTGTTCACCGTGTCGGGGGCGAGCGGTCCCGGCGGCACGATGCGCTTCCGGCCTTCGGGTTCGACGCTGGCTGGTACCCCGGTGCGCTCCCACTGCGCGAGCACCGTCTCGAGCTGCGTGGCCGTGATCGCCTGCCGGGGATACCGCCCGAGGTCCGTGCGGGCCAGCGTGCGGAGGTAGCGCCGTGCCTGCAATTTGTTGTGCGGGTCCATCGACGGCCGCAGCTTGTCGGTCAGGTAGGTTTCCACGTCGCCGCGCAACGTGCCCACGAAGCGGCCGACGACGCGGCGCTGGGGGCCGACCACGGGGGCCACCACGGGCGCGGTCGGCACCGCCTTGCGCTCGACCGCGAGTTCGGCGAGCTGGTCCTCGCGCCAGGCTTCCATGACCGCCAGCGGCGTGTCGCGCGGAAACCGCTTCCGGCGTTTCGGCAATGGGCGTACGCGCACTTCGACCACGAAGCCGCGGCCGGGTTCTTCACTGATGCCGGGGGGCAGGGTCATCGGTCCTCCAAAGTTGTGGCCCACGGCTGGTCCCCAAAATGGGGTGGGGACCAAATCGGGGTGGTCCCCGGGGGACCACCTTGACCCCAAACCCGCCGTTTACTGGGCTTTTCTCGCATAGGCCGTATTATAGCTTTATGCCGGAGGTAGAGTCTAGCTCTGAGGCTATGTCGTTTGTTTGCTTCGGGTTAGTGGTGGCGTCCCCGGCGGGATTTGAACCCGCGTTTTAGCCTTGAAAGGGCAGCAACCTATCGCAGTTTGCTGAATGATTTCGAGGTTTTCTCGGGGGGTGGGGACCAGACTCCCCGGAAACTTGGTCCCCAGGTCCGACCTGTTGACAGCTACCTCGACCTGTGAATGAGATGGGGACCAGATAGGCCACAACCTGCTGGCCTTCGACCCTCCGCGCATGATCGAAGCGCGCGGGGACTCATCCACGTCAACACTTTTTTTCAGTTTTTCGTATCCACGCAAACGATTGAATTGGCGTCGGGTATTTCATCTGCCCGAAAAGAACTTGCCGTGTGCGCGTGACAACCCGCACAAATCGCGTGCTATCTTTCGCCCTCGCGCTGCGGGTTCGTTGGAGCAGCCCCCCTCTCCAAAGATCGATCCTGAACGCCCACCGCTCGTCCTCCCGGCCGAGCCCGTTCGTCCACTCGCCTTTTCCCAGGGGCGGGCCGTATGTCGCGTATCGAGGAACTCCGCAAGGCGCGGGGTTGGTCACGGTTTGAACTCGGCACGCTCGCGGGCGTGACCGAACACACCATCCTTCGGGCGGAGCGCACGTCGCCGCCGGCCGTCCAGGCCCGCTCGCTCGAGAAGATCGCGCAGGCGCTCGGCGTGTCCCTCGCGGAACTCCATGCCGTGAACACCGAGGGGGGGTGGGGAGCAAGTCTCATACCCGCCGCGGCCGATCCTGACGTCCTGTTCATTCAAGACTTAGCCCGCGACTTGCGGACCAACGTCCGCCGCCTGCGAAACGTCCTCCGCAAGGAACCCTGGAAACTCCCCGAGCCGCTGCCGTCGATCGATAACCGGATGCGCTGGTCGCGCGTCGTGGTCGATCGCTGGCTGGAACTCCGTGAACCCGATCGCAAACAACGGGCGCGCGAAAGCCGCCTGGTCGGTGCCGAACGGTAGCGGCGGATGTCGGCGAAGCTCTCCATGCGTGTCTTTGAATCGGCGCTCGACTCCGCGTTGAAGCCCACGGCGGCCTTGCTGGCGCTGTTCGGGACCGACGACGGCGACAAGATTTTCCCGTCGATCGCGCGGCTGTCGTTCCTGCTCGGTGTGAGCCGGCGCACGGTCGAGCGCCGGCTCGCGGAGCTGCGCGAGATCGGCGTCCTGACGGCGCTCGGCCGGGGCCGCACGATCCTCTACCGGCTGCACGCCGAGGCCCTGCCGTCCCGCGACCCGTTCACCCGCCAGGCCCGGTTGTTCGGGGAGGGCGAAAGCGAAGACGAAGCGAACGACACCCGTGTCGCATGGTCGGAAAACCGACATGCGACATTTGGGACAGAGATCACGCCACTGGTGTCGCGACATACGTCACCGGTGTCGCAAACATGCGTCACTGCTGACGCAGGATCAGTAAGAGATCAGTCAGTAGAACAACTAGAGAGAACCGCGCGCGAGCGCGCGAGCGACCCTCCACCAAATTACGGACGAGAAGCTTTCGCCAAGCTGCGGTGCCAGCTCGTGACCGCGAAGCTGACGGCTGAGGGGCGACGGCGAGCGGGAGGCGAGTGATGGCAGCCTACGACCAGGAGGACCTCGACCACGCCCGGCAATGGGTCGGCGATCGTGGCTTCGAGGCGCTCTGCGCCGAGTTCGATCCCGTCGCGATCATCATCGCGTGCGGCATCGCCGACGTCGCCGAGTTAGTGGAGGGTTACGGGCCTCGCAATCCATCACCGCCCGACCCGGAGGACGCGCGGCTCGAACAGGCCGTGGCGCGGGCTCATGCCGCGCTCGGGCCGCACGCGCCGCGGTCTGCCGAGGAACGCGCCCGGGCGCGCGCGATGCTCGACGAGATGGTGCGCGCGGGAGGCGAATGATGGGCGTCGTGCAACCGGCCTATCGGCAGGACCTCGAAACGCTCGTCTGCGGCAAGTGCGGGATCGAGTTCGCGGTGCCGGCCTGGTGGCTCGCGGAGCATCGCAAAACCCATGAAGGGTTCTCGTGTCCGAACGGGCACGGCCGCGTGTTCAGCGGGCCGACCCCGGACGAGAAGCGGATTGCGGAGCTCGAGCAGCAGCTCGCGCGCGAGAAGTCCGAAGCGTCCTGGGCGAAGTCGCGGCAGCGGTCGGCCGAGATTCGCCGCGGTAAGGCCGAGGCCAAGGCGCAGCGCCTTGAGAAGCGCGTCGCGTGCGGCGTCTGCCCGCACTGCCAGCGCACGTTCAAGCAGCTCGCGGCGCACATGCGAACGCAGCACCCGGAGGTCGTCCATGCCGCGGTCGCTGAGTGATTGGCTCGGGTGGGGACTCATCTTCATGGTTTGGAACGCCACGCGGATCTTCGTCGGGGCGTGCGTGACGATCGCGCTGGTGATGTTCGTCTGGTGGGTGTGGCGATGAAGACCCCTGTCGAAGTCCTCAATCGTCGGGAAGCCGCGGCGCTGCAACGCGCGATGGCGGACCCGACCGTCCGCGCGCTCGTGTTGATCATGGGCGAGCTGCTCGCGCTGCCAACCGACCGCGCCCGCCGTCGCGTGCTGACCTACGTGATTGATAAGACGCTCGAGGCGGAAGACGCCGTGTTGTTCCACACCGAGGACGCCACGCCATGAAAATCCTTGCGCTCGTGATCATCGTGGTGGTCGGGCTGCTCCTCGGCTACTGGGTGGGGAAGAACAACGCATGAAGGCCCAACAACACGACCGCGACCAGTGGAGCGAGCACCTGGCGAAGATCGGCGCCACGTCGATGGGCACGCCCGTCGGCGCGTTCGGGCCGAAGCCGAACAAGTTCCACGCGACCAAGACCACCGTCGATGGCCTGAAGTTCGACTCGAAGCACGAGGCGACGGTCTACCAGGAGCTCGCTGCCGAACTGGCGGTCGGGCGGATTCATCACCTCCAACGACAGCGGGTGTTTCCGCTGATCGTCCCCGCGAAGAAGGACGGGTTGCCCATCGTCGTCGGGCGCTACACGGCCGACTTCACCTGCGTGCGTGACGGCGAGCTCGAGGTGATCGACGCGAAGTCACGGGCGACGAAGACGGAGGCCTATCAGCTCCGCAAGAAATTGTTCGAGGCGCTCTACGGCCTCCCCATCATCGAGATGTAACCGACCGCACCCAAGGAGACGAACCGACATGAACTCACGACTCGCGCTCATCACGTTCCTCGACGCGCCGTACCCCGACAACACGCTGCCGCAGCCGCAGCCGAAACCACCGTGGGCCGGCGGACCTGGCGGGCCTGGGAGCGGTCAGCCTCCGTATCCGTCGACGGGGCCGGGCTTCCCCACGAATCCCATCCAGCTGCCTCCGTGGGCTGGCGGGTGGCAGCCGCATCCCGATCAGGGACTGCCGCCCTTCGGACCCGGTGGTGGACAGCCGCCGTATCCGTCCACCGGGCCGGGCTTCCCGACCAACCCGATTCAGCTGCCGCCGTGGGCGGGGGGCTGGCAGCCGCGTCCCGACAACACGCTGCCGCCGTCAGGCACGACGCCTCCGACCCAGCCGCCACCGACCGGCCCCATCTTCCCGGTGCCGCCGGCCGTGGGCGTGCCCATCGAGCTCGTGGCGGTCTTCGTGCCTGGCGTGGGCTACGTGATCATCCCGAAGTCGGCGCTGCCGCCTGAAGGCGAGAAGCCGCCGGTTGACCCGAACGCGCCCGTCATCAACCCGTTGTAGAACGGAGTTCCGTATGCCCGCTCGTTATCTGCCGCTCGCCCTGGTCCTCGTGGTCGCCGCGGCTTGCAGCAACGAGGCGAGCGGGCAGCGTGACCCGTTGAACCCGACCGCGCCGACGCCGCCCCCGCCGGCCACGCTGCGGATCGACTACCGCGTGACGGGCGACATCCCGAACACGCAAATCACGTTCTTCACGGCCACGCAGGGGACGACCGAAGTCAAGACGGATCTCCCGTGGACCATCAGCTACACGAGCGCCGACCTCCACCCGTTCCTGTTCCTCGCGGCCGAGACGCCGATCACCAACTTCACCAACGGCACCATCGACGTGCAGATCTTCGTCAACGGCGTGCTGTTCCGTGAGGCGCGGGGCAGCGGCTTCACCATCTCGGTGTCAGCGAGCGGAGAAGTGCCATGACGGAAAAATCCCGCGCGGGCAGGACGGGCACGGGCCGCGGGCCCTGGGGCCTGGTGACGGGCACGAGAATCCGGCGCCTGGTCTGGACGGTGGCGCTGGTGCAGGCGCTCACGGTCCCGGCCAGCGCCCAAGGCCCCATCGCACGCAGCGTCACCGCGGCGGCCGCGAAGGCCGCGCAGTATCCGCGCACCACGACCTACTCGACCGGGATGCGGTCGCCGGCGATGTTCTGGTCCGGCGCGACGTTGGTGGCGACGGGCGCGATTGTCGACATCGCGGCGGTCACGTGGGCGAAGGACTCCGACCTCACGCATGAGGACGTGAACACGCGCCTCAACCGGGACATCGCGCCGTGCGGGACGGACCCGACGGTGACGCGCCTGCCGGTCGCCGATTGCAAGCCGAACACGGGGCTGCTGATTCTCGGCAGCACGCTCGCGGTCGGCGGCGGCCTGCTCATGGTCATCGGCGGGCAGACGGTGCAGATCACCCAGGTCAGTCCCCACTCGTTCACGGCGCGGGTGCGCTTCTGAGTGGCTGACCTCCTGCCGTTCCTCTCGCGCGCGGCGCGGCGCGATTCGCGCCGGATTCAAGAGGTCCGCGAGTTTCTCGAGCACGCGCCCGAGCTCGCGCCGGTCGAAGTGACGGACGGCATTACGTGGACGCTCCTCTCGAAGCCGTATCCCGAGGCCTGCGCGCTGCTCTGCGAGATCATCCGCAAGCAGGATCGCGCGAAAGCGGCCGCCGACAAGAACGAGGGGACGTGACGAAGAACGACCTCTGGAAGACGTTGCGCCGGCATGTCGGCCACACGCTGCGGTGCGTGCGCTACTCGAACGCGGCGGGGAACGTGACCCTCGAGACGGTGTCGATTCGCTGCGACGATTGCGGCGAGGTCCTGGTCGAAGCCGCCGAGGCGGACACCACGCCGCAAAAACGGTGACGAGACATGGCCTATCGGCACGTCACCAACCTGATGCTCGTGCGGCGCTACGGCCCGATGGCCGGCGGCATCGGGACGGGTCGCCGCGTGGTCGTCGCGTATCGGGCGTTCACTCTGGAGGAGGCGCTCATCCGGGCGCGATTTGAGCGACGGGGCGGCGCGCTCGTGTGGATTGAACGCCGCGGGCACGCCGCGTTTTGGACGAAGGCTTGAGGGGGACGGCACGCCGCCGCTGGGCCAGCACGGCACGCCGCCGCTGGACTGGCACGGCACGGCTGCGCTGCGCTGGCATGGTGTGACGATGCAGCTCCGAGATCCGTTCGTGTGGGCGACGGTCGTCGATGAGAACCCGCTCCCGCGCGGGTGCCCGGCCGACTCGGCTGGGTGGGCCACCTGGGCGTCTACGGCCCCTGCCGCCGATCGCCGGGCACTCGCGCGCGCGGTGGTCCCGATTATCGCGGAACGCTGGGCCGACGCGATGGAAACCGCGATGCACGCCCGGCGACGAGGGGTGGGCGACGTGGCGACCTTGGCCTTCGGTGACGTCCTCGCCGAACTCGCGCCGCTGGGCCTGAGCAACTTTCAGTTCGGGTGCATCGTCGCCATGCTGGTGGCGTGCTGGGCCTACGCGCCGGAGCGGGATGGCGAGGACGTCCTGATGCGGGCCGGCGCGATCGTGTCCTGCCAGCCCTGGGGCGTCGTCATCTCGTGACATGCAGACCGGGCGTCGGCCTTGTGCGCGCGGCCACGGCATCTTTCGCGGGCCGTGTCCAAAGTGTGCGCTCGCCCGCGACGCCGCCCGTGGCACGGCGCGGCAACGCGGCTACGACACGGCGTGGGATCGGTTTTCGCGCGACTGGCTTCGCCGCTTCCCGTTTTGCGGGCAACGGGCTGATGGCCGGTTTCACCGCGACGACTCCGCGTGCGTTCGGTCTGGTCGACAGGTTCGCGCCAGCGTCACCGACCACATCGTCGCGCTCGCCGACGGCGGCGCGCATCGGTCGCCGGCGAACAGCCAATCGTTGTGTACGAGCTGCAACACCCTGAAGTCGGCCCGTCGCGGGCCACGCTGAGGACGAGACATCGTGCGAGGACGGAAGCCGAAATCGACGGCGCAGAAGATCCTCGAGGGGAACCCCGGCAAGCGACGCCTCAACAAGGACGAGCCGCAGCTGCCGCCGTTGACCGACACGGACTTCGATACGCCGCCGCCGGAGCTGGACGGGAACGACATGGCGCGGGCCGAGTGGTTGCACCAGGCCCCGAAGCTGCGTCGCGCCCGGCAGATCAGCAGCGCCGACCGTAGCGCGCTGATCGCGCTCTGTCTCGAGTGGTCGCGCTACCTGGAGGCGACGGCACGGGTCGCCGCCCGCGGCCTGATCGCGCTCGCGCCGAGTGGCTACCCCATCCCGAACCCCTACTTGTCGATTGCGACCCGGGCGCTGCAGTCGTGCATCAAGCTCTGGCCGGAGCTCGGCCTGACCCCGTCGAGTCGGTCCCGCGTGACGGCGGCCAACGACCCGGCCGCGAACGACCCGTTCAACGAGTTCGACACCCCGCCGACGTCCATCCAGTGAGGAGATCCACATGGCGAAACGACCGCCCCCGAAGCCGCCCAACGGCACGCCGCTGGCGACCCCGCCCACGGACGCCGCGCTCGAAATCACGGACCTCAAGCAAGACCTGACGAATCGCCGGAAGCACACGCCGCGGGGGGCGAAGATGCTGCTCGAGTCCATCGAGCACGTCGGCGCCGCCCGCTCAATCGTCATCGACGAGGACAACGAGATCCTCGCGGGCAACGGCGTGGCCGACGCCGCGGCCGAGGCCGGCATCACGAAGGTGCGCGTCATCGAGACGGACGGTAAGACGCTGATCGCGGTGCGCCGGGTGGGCCTGTCGCCGGAGGACAAGCGCGCCCTGGCGATCTACGACAACCGGACGGGCGAGCTCTCGAAGTGGGACGCCGACCAGTTGATGGACGACCGGCTGCACAAGCTGCCGCTGCGGCCGTTCTTCGACGAGGCCGAACTCAAGAAACACATGCGCGAGCAGAGCGCCAAGGAAGCGGTCGTCAAGGAACTCGACACCAGCGGGGTGAACGACCAGTTCTGGATTGCGATCCGCGGGCCGCTCAAGGCGCAGGCCGAAGCCCTCGACCGGCTCAAGAAAGTCATGGGCGAGATCGAGGGCATCGAGGTCGAACTCGGCCTGGTCAGCGATGAGCCCAAGGCCGCCGAAACGGAGTGGTAGCCGATGGCCCTGCCCATCCCGAAGGTCGATAACGCCAAGGGCGCGAAGCGCGCGAAGGTGGAGCTGCGCCAGAACATCCTCGACGCGATCGGGGCCGACCAGGCGCGCGTGTTCGACGCCTTCGCCGGGGCCGGCCTCATGTTCGACGCCGTGTGGCATCAGGCCGCGCGGTACGTCGGGTGCGACGCCCGCTGGCACCAGGACGGGCGCACCGCCTACGTCGCGGACAACCAGCGCGTCCTTCGCGCCATCGACCTCACGCAGTTCAACGTGTTCGACTTCGACGCCTACGGTGCCCCGTGGGACCAGCTCACGTTGCTCGGGGTGCATCGGCCGCTCAAGGCCGGCGAGCGGGTCGGCATCGTGCTGACGGAAGGCACCTGGCTGAAAACCCGGACGGGGTTGATTCCTCATGCGCTGCGGCGCGCGGCGGGCCTCACGTTCAAGACCCCCATCCTCAGCGCCGAGGGCTACGACGAGCTGATCGGCCGCGCGCTGAACGGGGTGATCGAGCGCATGGGCGGCCGGGTCGCCAGGCGGTGGCGCGCTCGGGGTCTGACGCCGGCACGGGTTCAATACATCGCGGTGATTCTCGAAAGGCCGTAGGGGGCCGGGGCCTGTGGGCCGGGGGCCTGCTGGGGCTGGTGTCCGCTGGGGCCTGTGGGG